CTTCTTTTTATTATCTGCTTTTCTTGCTTCTATTTCTCTATCAATATCATTCAGACTCTTAAGTCCACCAGGCGTTCTGACTAGATCATAAGGTCTCAACCGACCATCACCAAAAGCACTTTTTTCATTAAGTTGAAGTTCTGATTTCCAATTTGAATAAGATGCTGATACCATTTTTGCTTTTCCTTTTCTATCGGGATTTGGATCTTCTGCGTTTTTCTTTGCAAATCTTCTAGATTTCTCATCCTTGCTCATGTTTGCTCGATCATCAGCATCACGACAGAATGGTTTAGTCTTTTGACCTGGTTGTCTTGCACAGGGTTTGCCATCATATTTACCGCCTGCTTGTTTCCAACCACCACCTTTGAACCAGTCGCGGAGAGAATAACCTTTGTCTTTGGCGGATTTGCCATCACGCTTTTCAGCAATGACTTCTTCATCCATCTTATCAGCATAACCAGCAGCAGCATCAGTATCGTGTGCTGTATCAGTAATCTTTGCTTGCATCCAGGCAGGAATATCTTTTTCCTTTTTACCCAGTGCCTTTCTCAACTTTTCGATGTTTCTTGCTGATTTTTTGAGTTGGCTTTGTGCCATTGCAACTTCATGGTCTTTCGATTCTGAAACTCCTCCGCCATTAGAGCCCCCATTAGACCCCCCATTCCCATTTCCATTGCCATTTGAACCATTGCCGTTGCCATTCTTTTTCTTACCCTCAGTTTCGTCCTTGTTTTCGTCCTTGTGCTCACTATCACGCATCAAATATCCTGTAGGCATCACATGAAAACCTCTAGGAATTTTTTTGCACTTTTTGTCGGTATTACAATAGTAATAACCTTTCTTGCAGGACTTTGCCATTATTTGCTGGTCTCATCATTATTATTTAGAAAACCTTGTTTCAAGAGTTTTGATAGTTCTGCTGTTGATCCAACAAATAGTGCATTATTAGTCACACTATTTGGACCTTTACCGCTATTATCTTCTTCAAGATCTTTTAATTTCTTCTGAAGATCTGCTAACTTATCAGTTGTATCTGCAACACTCTTAATAAGTTGTCCAGCAACTTCATATGCTCTAGGACTTGCACTCTCTCCTGCAAGTTCCATGATGCCATTGATTGCTTCTTGACCCTTTTCAATTAAAGAATATAAATTTGCACGAGTATATTCATAATCTTTTTTGATGTCATTCTTTTCCTCTTTTGGAGGAACAGGTTTCATCGGTTTTGATTCAACAATGCTACTTTCAATATCAAGTGCGTTGTCAATAGACTCATAATTATTACTCATGACTATTAAATATCAGTTTTTCTTACGGGTGAGAAGTTTCGACTATCAGAGAAGAATTCTGAAGTTTCAGAGAAACCAAAGTCGTCTCCTGGTTCAAGCAATTTATGATCTGCTTCATTGATTACACCATCATCATTTCTATCAATTTTGGATGTAGGTGTAACAGTATAACGCATTTCTCGTTTTGCAGTTGCTCGATCTGTACTGGTATACATATCGACCTGAACCTTGCGAATAAGACCGTCGCTGGTGTCTGCAATAGGACCAAACAGATATGTTTTTGCTGTAAATCTTAAAGTATGAATCAGTGCTCTTCTAGTGTCAAAATTACCTTCATAGTCATCTTGGAAATTAACTGATTCGAGAACAATTGGAATATCTCTCTTCTCTCCAATAGATTCAACAAGATCAACAGTTAAGTTGAAATGTGGTTGGAAATATGGAAGAATTTGTTCTAGTATCTGCAACGAATCATCATTCAGTTTTGAGAGAATGTTAAGTTCAAATCCAATATTATATGGAACAGGCATAAAAACTTTCTTTGCCTTTGTTCCATCTTCACAAGTTTTAAATGTTTGAACTAAACTTGATTTTCTGGTTGAATCATATTGAATAGATGTCATTTCAAATGACATTCTTGGCATTGTGATCTGAACTGGTTTGTTCAAATCTGGTTGCTGTTGAAGTCTTGCCAAAAACTTTTGACTTGGACCATATGCTAGAGGAACTTTTAGATCATTGATATCATTACCCGCACTGTCTTGATGGCGAATATGAATATCATTGAATAAAGTACCAAATGCTATAATTGTCTTTCTGACAATTTCGTGGTAATAATAAGTTCCTAACATTAGAAAGTTCCAAATGGATTCGTTTCACTGAAATCTAAGATGTTATCTGCCTGGATTTCAAATTCATCATTCTCAGTATATTTATCGTATGTATCATCATGAGCATATCCTTGTGCAGGATATGTTGCACCAGAATCCTTACCAATAATATTTTCTCCAGAGAAGAATCCTTTTTGAGTTGTTCCAATGCTTACATTGGAAACCTTAAGAACGAGAGTGTCTGCATCCCAAGATTTGACTCTACCTTCAGTTCTAGATCTTTCACCAATAACGATTTCATTGAAGAAATATGTTCCTCCAATTCCAGTGAGAGACTCTGGATCGGAAATTGTAACTTGTGGTTGTGATGTATATCCTCTACCTGCGTTACTAATATAGATTGATTTAACAGAATTTTTACCAGTATCATCAAGACCCATAGATGCGATACCAACAGCAACTGTTGAAATGCCACTTGGAGTTGGATTTGCAATAGTAACTCTTGCGTCTGTACCATATCCAACACCATTATCAGTGATGCTAAATCTGATTACACCTTGACCACTAGTTACGATAGATGCTGTTGCTGCTGCTCCAGCACCACCACCTCCTGTGATGGTAATTGTTGGTGCTACTGTGTATCCAGCACCTGCATTGGTAATAAGAATCTTTTCAACTCCACTTACTCCTGCCCGAGTAGTAATAAAACCAACTGCTGTTGCATTATCACCAATTTGTCCTGTAGGTGAACTTGTAATGCCAATAATTGGTGGTGATGTATATCCATATCCATCATTATTGAGGAAAATCTCTTGAACATATCCACTTGGAACTGTTCCTGAAATTTGAGCAATTGCTGTTGCTGTTCTTCCAGAACCAATAAGATTGAGTGTAGTAATAAATCCTACATCTTCAATTTGTTGATCGATTTCTGCAACAGAAGTATCAATGACTTCATTTTCATACTCAAAGAGTTCACATTTGAGTTGATAGACATAATTTTTTCCTAACTGATAGAAAGGATCTTCATGCTCTACAAATTTTACTTCAAATAATCTTTGCCCTAATGGAAAATATACTAAATCACCTTCTCTGGGGCGAGTTGGTGTAATCAGTTCACTATCATCTGTGCCATCATCTTGACCTGCCATGAAAGGTGCAATAAAATCTTCAAATCTCTCTTTAGAGATAGTCAGCATCAACTCATCTCTAACACTTACACCAAACTTTGTAAGAATATCTCCTGCACCAGAATATCCATCAAAATTATTTACATACGCCTCAATAGAAAAGTTATCATCAAACACTGATGTTTGAACTTCTTCAATAATTGTTTTTCTATTGACGTATTTTCTTGGAATATAAGTTACTTCTACACCATGAAATTTCAGGTGTTCATTTACCAAGTCCTGAACAAGTCTCTGTTCAGATTGAGTGCCGCCTAAAAAGAAGGGATTAAGAGCCATTATCCAATAAAGTCGAGAGGTGGTAATTCATACTCAGACATCATTCTTCCTTTGATATCTGCGAGTTCAGATTCTGCTTGTTGAAGAATTTCTCCTCCATTTAACTCAATTCCACCAGGAAGTTTTACACCTCTAAACTTACTTAAGTTTCTACCCCACTGCCTCTTGATCAAAGCAGTTAGATATTGTTTCATCCAACTATCATTATAAATTTGGGTGAAAGATGCAGGATCTAATGCTCTGTAGCATTCAAGTACAATAAATTCTCCTGCTGGTTGAGAACCCCAATCAATATCCAGATACAGTCTATCTTGCCTTTTATTAAATCTTACCTGTTTATCTGGAGTTAATAAGAAATCAATATCCTCAAGATAACTCTTAGTCATTGCATATTGAAGAAGTTCAACTGAATTGAAATAATAAAGATCATTCAAGAACAGTTGATATTTGATACTGAACATTCCACCTGAAATGGAACTAGAATCAAACTTAAAAATCTTTTCAATACCGATTACCGAATCGGGAACTTGAATATAGTTTTCTGTTTCATAAAAATTGTATGATCTACCCGAAGTATCGGTAGCAGTAGTGGTAACAATTCCTACACCACCTGTGCCTTTACCTTTACCTCTGTTTATATCATCCTCAGTAATCTTATACTTAAGATACATCTTTTCAACGCCGTCAAAATGACGTTCGTTGAAATATTGAATCGCATCATCAACTAGATCATCAATTTGATCATCATCCACGTTGATTTCCAACACTGGAGCACCAAGTTGACGCAAACAGTAATCTATAAGTCCTTGCCTAGTTGATGGTTTTGCCATATTAACCTTCTAATTTTGCCTTGAGGTCTGCATTTTCTTCTAGCAGAGCATCTATTTGTTCCTTAAAATCCTGAGTCAAAGTTGCTAACTTTGCCTCAAGAAGAACGTTTTGATTTGATACTGCTGCTAATTTAGAATTGTATATTTTAATGAGAACATTAACATCCACTTCACTTTGATTTTCCATTAGTTACCTCAGAAAGTACCCCCGTCAAGCGTTGAAGTCCAGTGGGGCTTATTAGTATATATTACGTTAACAGCACTAGGAACTGAAGCAAGGTTAGCGATTGCACCGCTTTGACCTTCTCTTCTCAAATTGTTTGATGTATTGAATGTACCTTCAACACCAATCAGACTAACAGTGCTGCTGTTAGTAACTCCAGATTCAACAATACCATATGCACCAGTACTATCTTGTCTAACAATATCACCAGTTGCTACGGTAATATTGGCACCAAGTGCAAGAGTATTCTTTGTAATCGCAGTCAGAACCTGCTTTGAGGTAATAACTGGAGATGCAACAGCATTAGTTGATCTTTGAAGACCAGTGTCATCAAAATAAACAACACCACCAAGATTATAATCACCAGTTTGGTAGTAAATACCTTTGATATCCAGGAAACCTTTAGTTCCTGTAACAACACTATTTGCTATAGAAGCATCAGGAACATAGGTCCATCTTCTGCTATCATCAGCATGAGTTCCGTGATTATCAGCATCCGCCGCACTATTTGCGATGGAACTGTCTTCCATACCAAAGAATCCAGTCTTATTATCAGCAACTCCAGAACCACTATTGAATGCGAAAGAAATACCTCTATCAGTATTACTATCGTATCCGTGAGTGATTGTTACCTGTGATGTTGTTGAAATACCAGCAGTTGAGTTTGCTGACATTGTAACAACTTTAGTTCCTGTATTATAAGAGGAAACGGTTGTTGCATTAGGAATGCTGGCATGTGCAATAACATCACCAGTGTTGATACCAACGACCGAATCTAAAGTAATTACATTAGTTCCACTGGTATGTTCTGCCATCACCGTTCTGGTGCTGGTTACATCGCCAAGGTGGAAAATTGGGTCGTTTAAGGTTTTAGCAGTTGAGTTGACAGTGGTTGTTGTACCATCAACTTGAAGATTACCTTTAACAATTACGGTTCCTTCATTACTTAATCCATCGGGATATGGATCAAGATACATTGTATCAGTTCCACCAGATACGGTAGAAATAATGTTATCCTGAATCGCAACATCACCAAATCTTGCTCTGGTGGTTGTTTGAATTTCAGTGTTCCAAGTCCATGGAGCACCAGTTACTTGAACACGATTTGTATCATTTTCATCGTATTCAATTCTTGCATCGTCATCATCACCAAAGGTGAAGAATGTATCATCAGGTATTACAACTTCACCACTTCCATTTGGATCTAAAATAATATCACCATCAGTATCGGTCGATGATATTGTATTAGTATCTAATCTAATATTATCTACGTTCCATTGATCTACTTTAAGTGATTCTGCACCACCTAAACCAGAGTTAGTTGCAGGTGCTGTAATTGCAACAATACCTCTATCTTGGTTTCTAGTATTTCCTTGTCCTGCAATGGCACCTGGAGCGTGCTCCATCATTGAGGTGTAATAATGCCCACCAACAGGATGTGCATTAGTACCATCGTCACCGAGGAACACTCTATCCTTGTATTGGTTTACTCCACCGAAGCTACCAATACCAGTTACGTATCCAAGTTCACCCCATGCAAGAGTTGATGGTTTACTAGTACCTGAGGATCTTTTAATCCTTATAATACTTGCCATGTCAGAAACTTCCTCCGTTGATGTCTAAATTCT